ACGAGCCTAAAATCACGGGACATGCTGCGGTATTTAACAAGCTATCGGTAGACCTTATGGGCTTCAGGGAAAAGGTAGCACCAGGGGCTTTTATCAATAGCATAGAGAAAAGCGACATCCGGGCATTGTGGAATCATAATCCCGATTATGTACTCGGCAGGAATAAAAGCGGAACATTGAAACTAGAGGAGGACAAGAAGGGGCTGGCGATTGAGATATTGCCACCTGATACACAATGGGCCAGGGATTTAATGGAAACCATCAAGCGTGGTGATGTGGACCAGATGAGCTTTGCTTTTAAGACTATCAAGGATTCATGGGAGAATCAGGATAAAAAGGAAAGTATAAGGACACTGGAAGAAGTTGAATTATTCGACGTATCACCTGTTACATATCCAGCCTATCCGCAGACGGACGTAAAAGTGCGTTCTATTCTGGAGGAAGCAGGGCTGGATGTGAATAGATTGGCTGTGGTCATGGAGAAGAAAACAGCTACAAACGATGAAGATATAGCGGTAGTCAAGCAGGCTATCGATGTATTGAATAGCTACATTCCCACGGATTTGGACGGCCAGGGTACTCCCAATGAGGGGTATGTTGAGCGCCTGAATACGCTACAAGGACGATTGGACATTAGCGACAAAAGAAACAAGGAGGTTAAAAATGGAAAAATATCTTGAGTACCAAGCCAAGATAGATGAGGTAAGGGCTGAAGGGCTTGCGATTATTGATAAAGCCAGGGATGAAAAGAGAGATGCCACTGAGGAAGAAAATGCAAAGCTGGAAGAGTTAATAGAGCGCAAGAGTAAACTGGAACGAGAGCGTGACCAGTATGTGCAGCTTAAAGGATTGCAGCCAGAGATTGCGGCCATGAGCAAAGAGCCGGTGAAGCCTGATCCTGAGAACAAAGAGGAGGGATTCAGGAGCTTTGGCGAGCAATTGATGGCCGTGGTTGAGGCTGGAAAGGCCGGCGGGAAGGTGGACCCAAGGCTTCTCCAGCGAGCGACTGGGCTAAACGAGGGAATAGGATCAGAGGGCGGATTTCTGGTGCAGACCGATTTTTCGGCTGAATTACTGAAACGAGCCTATGAGACCGGGGTTCTGGCCAACCGATGTCGGAAGATCGCCATTAGCTCTAACGCCAATGGGATAAAGATTAACGGCATTGACGAGAGTTCGAGGGCGACCGGATCTCGATGGGGTGGAGTGCAGGCATACTGGCTGGCGGAAGCAGGAACTAAAGTAGAGAGCAAACCGAAATTCCGCAAGATTGAGCTTGAGCTGAACAAGCTAATCGGGCTTTGCTATGCAACCGATGAGCTTCTCCAGGATACAACGGCTCTGGAATCCATAATCGGCCAGGCTTTCAGTGAAGAGTTCGGATTCATGATTGACGATGCCATTATCAACGGCACCGGTGCTGGTTTGCCTTTAGGTGTGCTTAACTCGGGCTGTCTGGTTACTGTTTCCAAGGAAACGGGACAGCCGGCAGCGACCATCCTGGCCGAGAACGTTATAAAGATGTGGGCGAGGATGTGGAGCAGGAGCCGCCCGAATGCAGTCTGGTTCATCAACCAGAACATAGAGCCCCAGCTTTACACTATGAGCCTAGCGGTAGGAGTTGGTGGAATACCGGTCTACATGCCAGCTAACGGGCTTTCCGATTCGCCTTATGCTCGTTTGATGGGCAGGCCAGTTATCCCCATAGAGCAGTGCCAGACTTTAGGCACTCTGGGAGATATAATCCTGGCTGACTTTTCTCAGTATGTGCTAGCCGACAAGGGCGGAATACAGGCCGCCTCATCCATTCATGTCAATTTCAAATATGACGAGAGTGTATTTCGCTTCGTCTACCGAGTGGATGGACAGCCAATATGGAATTCGGCATTGACTCCCTACAAGGGCGGTGCCGGCAATTCCCTGAGTCCGTTCGTAGTCCTAGAATCCAGGAGTTGAGTTTAAGGGGGAGAACATCCCCCTTTACTCCAAAATAAATCAAGGAGGTAAAAAGTGGATATTTGTTTACCAGAAGTTACAAAAATAGTGGAGGCGATTGAGCCACAGGCGGGAGCGGGCATCACAGGTGATTATGTATCATTGAAAAATGTGCATAGGGCGTTCGTGGTTGTTCATATCGCTCAAGCAGCCGTTAATACAATGGCAATATCGATTGAGCAGGCATCAGCCGTGGCTCCGACGGGCAGCAAGGTAATCACCAATGCGGTGCCAATATGGGCAAACGAGGACTGTGTTGCATCCGATGCTCTGGTCCGCCAGACCGATGCGGTCAATTTCACGACTTCAGCGGCTCAAAAGCACAAGGTAGTCGTATTCCAAATTGACCCGTCAACTCTCGACATCGCCAACGGCTTTGACTGCATCACGGTGATAACTGGTGCATCTGATGCTACTAACATAACTTCAGCCATGTACTACTTATGTGAGCGCTATCAGCAGGCGACACCGCCATCAGCCATAATTGACTGATAAAAAGCCTATGGGGGCGGGCCAAAGCCCCCAAAATAATTTCAGGAGGTAAAAAGTATGAGCGACTATATCGCAGGGAAGGCATTAAGGAAACTTCTTCTCGGGAAGAAGGTTGAACGAGCCACCGCTACTTTACCACAAGGAACTGCGGCTGCTATTTACAATATCGCAGGCGGCAGGGTCTTGATGACCGCAATAGTGGGTGAGGTTACGGTAGCAATCGGCGGAGCCAACGCTACTAAATTGACCGCAAATCCCACCGTTGCCACTGCTGCCAGTGCTGATTTATGCACTGCGGTTGACATTGACACCTGTGATGTGGGCGACCTTTTGTCTATCACGGGCACGCCCGGTGATGGCCTATTGGTTGCCCATAAGGGTGCAGTTCAGACAATGGGACCTCACGGCGTTATCATGCAAACGGGGACTCTTGATCTTGATTGCGCAGGTAGCGTAGCGGGTTCTATCAAGTGGACTCTTTTCTATATTCCTATTGATGACGGCGCCTACATGGAAGCGGCCTAAATAATCTATTGAGGGGTAGGAGCGATCCTACCCCTCAATAACAGGAGGTAAATATGGCAGGATCCGCAATGGTTTTTACGGAAATAAGGCATTCCACTGTTAAGAAGATTAAGGCTGCCTGGACAAGCGATGACACGACTGGGGCTGTCAGTGGCACGACAACCTATCCGCACAGCGGAAAGTTGGTCGGTGCTATCACTGTGCCAGATGGGGTGGCCGTACCGAGCCTCAATTATGACATCGCCGTGAACGATGATGATTCGGTAGATGTGGCTCTAGGGGCATTGATAAACCGCAGCGATACAGACACGGAATATGTGGCTGAGGCATCTATGGCAGGGGTGGCTAGTAGCAAATTGACTATCGCTATCACCGCTGCTGGAAACAGCAAGAAGGGGACTCTTTATCTGTATATAAGATGACGAAAGAAGTTGAGATAGAAATGGCTGTCAGGGAAGCTCCTGAGAATGCCATGTTGAAACGAAAGAAAAAAAAGACAAAGCGAGCGAAACCGAGAAGAACAAACAGGAGGTAAGATATGGCAGAATTTACCGACTATGCCGAAAACAAAATACTGAACTTGATGCGGGCTGTGGCCTGGACAGAGTTTGCCGCTTATGTAGCACTATTCACGGCAGCACCTAGCGATGCTGGCGGTGGCACGGAGGTTTCAGGAGGCAGTTACGCCAGGCAACTTGCGGGATTATCGGAAGCCGCAGGTTCGGGTGGAGCAACCTCAAACGCAGCGGACATCACATTTCCTGTTGCAACAGGCGATTGGGGTGAGATAACTCATGTGGCGATAATGGACGCTGTGAGTGGCGGCAATATGATAATGTGGTCAGCCCTTGATGCCTCAAAGACGGTAAATACCGGTGACACTTTCAAGATAAACGCTGGCGACTTAGATGTTACGGTTGCGTAGATAAACGGGGAAGAATGATAGAACTTTGTAATTCCAAGAGAACCTATCTTGGCAAGACTGCTGATGGCAGAAAGCGATGGGCCCTTGATGCCTCTATTGGTGCTATTCAGTTCCGAGAAAATGGTGGAGAATGGCAGGATATTGACCCATCTATTGAAGCCATAGATACCGATGGCTTCTCTATAAAGTTCACCCAAGTTCCTTACCTTGGTAGGATAGCCAACGA